CCTTTTTTTGCATTACTTTCAATGCTCGAAAGATTTTTTGAAAAATTTTTAACCTGTGGCATAGCCCTCTGCGAGGAATTACCCACATTTTTAATGTTTGCAAGGAAATTAGAGAGATTGGGAGTCTTTAAATTAAAGAGCTTGTTGTTGAACTTGACACTATTTAATTTTCGTGCAGCTTCGTTAAGCTCGTTCATTTGTCGGGAATACCGTTTTAAATTTTTTATTCCAGAAAATGTTGTTCTATCTAACCGTTCAAGTCTGTTACACAAATTAGTGATTGAGCGAGAAGCTCCGGAAGCATTACTACTAATTTCAATGGAAAGACTGTCAATTGTATTATCTGCCATGTTTACTCCTTTCTATGGAATCCGAGTACAAAAAAAGACGCCTGCCATATTGACAGACGTCTTATGATTGCCGTTGCTCTATTTATCTGGGAAAATTTTCCCTTTGATTGTTACATTACCATGACACCATAAGATTTCTGGGAGAACGATATAGATAATATTTCGTGCAGTTTCTGTATCTGAACAACCTCTTACAGTTTGAAGTGTAACTCCTTTGCACTCTTTATCATAAAGTCCATACAAATCCATGAGAATCTGATCAGGAAGTGTATCCAGAGCAGATAAATACATTGAGAGAACTTCCCAATCTGGGTCATTCTCATTTATCAGTAATTTATTTTGCCCTTCCATGCGCACCAGAGGAAACTGTATTATTTCTTCTCGCTTGATACCGGCATTATTGTATATGTAGTCCGGAATCTTCCGAAAATCGCAGGAAACAATATGCTCGCTTCTTTTATTCAACGAAAATTTCTTTTTTCTCAACATTTTTCAGCCCTCCTATTTATACCAGATACAAACCAATGACAGGATCATGAATAAACCACAAATCGTATTTCCCATCAAGTTATTTGAATCGTCACGTTCGTTCCAGGCATTCACGCAAAAATATCCTCCTACCAGGGCTAAAAAAACTGTTGTTAATAATTTGATTACATCGAATACCATCATATTCTCCTTTCTTAAATTAAATATTTTATGATAATAAAAAAGCACCTGCTCATTTGCAGATGCTTAAATATCTTTTGATTTATTTATTATATCAAAAACCAAAGTGTTTTTCAGTGGTTTCTAGTGTCATATTTTATATTATAATCATAGCAGTTTTGTATCATACTATTCCATACTTTTTTCATAGGAAGTTAGAAAAATACATTTATACATATATATTATATCAAATTCCGAGGGTTCATTTGGGTTCAACTTTTTACATAATACATTATATCAAATATTTAGGTATCATTCAGTATCATTTGGTATCAACTTTGACATTTTATATTATACAACATTTTAATGTATGATTCAGTATGATTTCATAGGAAAATAGAAGTAAATTTACATTTTATAATACTAAAAAAAATGATATAGTAAAAATATCAAATTCTTACGAAGGAGGAAAAAGAAAATGGGATTGATGAAATGCCCGGATTGCAAACGCAAGATAAGCCGGCACGCTGATGTATGTCCCTATTGCGGGCATCCTTTTAGAAGTGCATCAGAAATTATACAGGAAAGAAGGGATAAGAAGGAATTAAAAAAAGCCCGTAAAGCTCAAAAAGCTCAAAAGGTTCAAGGTGCTCAGTCTCAAAACCTTGGGTGCTTATCATATGTAATAATCATTATAGTTGTGGTAGCTATGACAGGGCGACATTTTGGAACGAATAATTCTGATTCTAGTTCTAAGGCATCCGAAACCTCAGATGTAAAAATCACAGATACTCCTATCCCTGAGCCGACTTCTACCCCAGTGCCACAACCAGTTTCAATAGAAGATTCCACTGTTCTTCCAGCTCTAAAGCTGTTTGATAACTACGAGGAATATAACAATCAATATGTTACCATATCTGCCCCTATCAGTTATGCAAGCGAAGATATTGTCGAGATTGACAATGATGCTGCCGGAAAATTCTATGTGACTCTTCTCGAACCGCGTTCAGATTTGTCCGAGGGTGATTATATGACAGTTACAGGGCTTGTTAATGGAATATCTCTCGGGGAAGTCCAATTGGACAACTCTAATATATCTGCTACTGGTGGTGAACCGGCTCAATTATTTGAACAAGGCAAACAAGATTATTCAAATGAGTCCGGAAAAATTATTGAAGGAGTTGAATTATCAGAACAGGATTTTAAGTCAAGGTGCAAAGAAATGTGGTATGAAGATATTGCGTTTTCTGACATTAACCTTGAAGGCGAGTATGTAAAAGTCAAATTGTACATAGAAGATTCTGGTGTAATTAATTCTAAAAAATATTATGATGCGCAAGTCATGGAATTAATACAAAAATACAATCTTGACAAAACAATAAGCATGGTTGGAATTTATTCTAAAGACACTGACAGTTACGGCAGTAGTAAAGATCTGGGTATTTTGTATTCTTTGAACACAGGATATAGCGGAAGCGATTTCGCACCGGGAACATATATAACTCTTTATGGCAAAATTATAAATTATGCTGTTAATAAGTGGGACGGTCACAATTCTGCATACTTTATGCCAAAATACATAGAAAGAAATTAAAAATATCACCCCTGTTTTCTCAATTGCGAGTAAGCAGGGGTTTTTTATCATCGTCAAGATTTTACTCTATCCGGAGATAATGCTCCCCCACAACACTGATCCTGTTATGTCCAAGTGCTTTTGATGCTTCTAACATGGCAACCTTATCGTACACAATCCCTGCTTTATCTTTCCGGCAAATATACCGCTCTTTCTGCAGAATCTCTTCAATTGGTCGGGCATGACTGGAATATATCCTTGTCGCATAATCCGCCCGATATGAATGAATATCAGCATTTGACGGCACTTTTTTCCATACTTTCCCTGTCCCTGCTGCCTGCATCTTTCTGATCACAAGCTCCACATTGCCACATACAGGAGCTTCCCGGTACCTTCCTCCCTTTCCAGTGATACAGATATAATGTTCGCCATCCCTCTCAATGAGCTGATCTCCGCGGAGCTTTGTTATTTCTGACCGTCGTAAACCGGTTGAGCGGCAAAATTCGACAAAATCAGCGTTTTTCTGTTCTGAGAAATGTGCATCCCTTTTCGCTGTCCCTCTGGAGCGTGTTATTTCGCTTCTGGCGGCTCGTTTGGTGGTTATCTCTAGTTCTTCCAGGGATTCGCCATATAGCTTACAGAGTGCACTTGCAGACAGCTTCTGAGTATATGCTGAAAGGTCCTTCCGGCTCTCCATCCATTCTCCCACGTACTGTCGGCAGTCTGCCAGATTCTTACAATGATGATTGTCTCTGCAATACCGGACGAACTGGCAGCATTGTTGCAGATAGCTCCGATAGGTATTCCAGCTATATATTTTTCTCTCTGTAAGATCTAATTTTTTGTCCTCGTATTTGCTCTGACCAATCGCAAGCATACTATCCAGCCTTTCCTGAGTCTGCCGGATTAATGATTTTTTATTTTTGTGTCCCATCCGTTCTCCCTCCCATTGTGTCAAAATTAATTAGTGATACTATTCTTAAGGCTAAGCATACCCACATTTTTAGCACTTTAGGGGGGGGCGTCACGTTTCACGACATCCCCTGCTGCTCATGTTATGGTTCATGTTTCGGCCTCGTCTCAGGAACCAGATCGACCGGAATTCTGGCACATATCCCTTTATACGTTCAAAAAACTCGTATAAAGCGATATTTCTATAGACTTCCTGCAAGTCTTTCCGGTATCAGCTCCGGAATTGCTCACGTTCATTTATCCAATGGATAGGCGGCTAACGTGAAACGCCTCTGATCAGTTGCTGACTCTGCCCTTTTCCCTCTTCGGGTGGCGGCAGTTTTCTTTTTTCCAACAAGCTCCTGTCGTTTTTCTTTGACAATTACATAATGATAAAAAACTCCGAAAATAAAAAAGTCCTGATAGAGGATGAATGATTGCTCATTTCACTGTCAGGAACTAAAAAAGTGAATTCGAATTCGATTTTGGGGAAATAAAAAAGAAATGTTTTACAGAACAAATTATGATATAATGGTTGAGCTACCGCCCCTAGACAGGTGCAGAGAGGGGGTGAGTCCAACATGGAGTTATTCACATCGTTTTTACTCTCTATTTTGGCGAGTGTAGTTGCCTACTACATTTGCAAATGGTTGGATGGAGATAAGTAAAGGTAGCCAGCCTAGGGAACAAGCCACCCTGCCTAAACGGAATAGAAAAGCCCCGGAGTTCGTACCTCCGGGGCTTTTCGAGTACCAACATGGATACTCACATCGTTTTTGCCTATTGGCATTATAGCATATGTTAAATTTGAAATCAATATACAACTTTTGGCGTCTTTTAAAACAAAAAAACAGGAAATATCCCCGTTAAAAGATAATTCCTGTTTTCTGCAGTCTTTTCATGGTAGTGAGAAAATTACCAGGTCAACCCGGCTCTCTCATATGCTTCTTTTAAAAACTCTTCAACATCTTCCAATGTACATAAGTGATCATAATTACCATCATAGCAACCACTTCCCCATACAAGTTGATTATTCGATAAATCCCACACATTATATCCCGTATACGCATCCCCGTTGCAATCTCTGCAAACAGCACCGTTATACATATAATGCTGAAATCCTTTCTCGATTCTATAACCAGCCTCATAGGCTCTTTTTCTTAATGTTGTTAAGCTGTACATATACATTACCTCCAAAATAATAATTTTTATTTAACGGAAGTTCTGTAATATCTTATAATATATTGTTCTATGCTATCAACCATGAGCTACTGCATCTTGACTTTATAATATCATAATTTCTCATATTTTCAACAGTATACTAATGTCATTTTTTTTCATTTTTGACACGATCGTACCCGAAGGTACACCGCTCTTACAGCCGTATTTCCTTACTTTTCCGAGATGCTCCCCTTACAGCCTTTTACTAGAACATTATCTAGTAAAATAGAAATTCTACATTAATTTATATATGATTTCTGACAGCGCAACATCTCTGAATATGCCATATTCCGCATTGTTAGAAGCATTTCGAACTACTTCCAGTTTTTCTTCGTCAACAGATAAAATTCCCCAACAAGGCATTGCCAGGTCCTTAGCATCATCCACAAGATGCGGTGGTATTGCAATCCAGAAGCAGTCAACATACTGGGTATATTCTGCCATTTTATCATCATGTTCTAAATCTGATCGAGATACTTTTATCTCAATTCCATGCAATTTTATTTGTCTGGGATATTTTGCAGTAATTGTTTCTGCAACTAAAGCGTCAATTCTCCTGGCATTTCGTGTTCCCGGAGAATCAACAGCAAATTCTCCAAATACTTTATATTTTGGTACCCGTCCCTGCTTCTCAATAGGCTCTCCTATCCAATGCCGGTATATCTCAAGAGCTGCCATAATATCCATTGCAGTAATTTTTTTCTGATCAGGTTTGATTGCTTCGTCTGTTTCTTTCTGCTCTTGGAGCTTCTGCTTATCATACCCATTAACTGGATCAGGAATACCTTTTTCAGCTCGACAACGTTTAGCTGCTGCCAATGCGCTTGATAAGTCTTTTCGCTTAAGTTCTCCTTGCTGTATTTTCTCAATCAGCTGATCCGCAATTGCAGTATTATTACCAGCAATTCTCTCTGCCAGAACTAAATTGTCTGGTGATACTCTCTCAATATCATCAAAAGAAACTTTCTTTCCTCTGGCTTCCATTCGCTTTAAATATTCACTATAAAAAGCTCCTGCTTTTTTTCTGCGCCATAACAGTGATACATGAATATGCATGTTCTCAGCAATTTTATTTACCCATTGAGTATAGGAGCTATAAGTATTCTCATATAATTTCTCTGATTCTACCTCTGACATCAACTGATAAATTCTTATCCATGATGCTTTATCTGCTTCAATAACAGTTTGAATTTCCTTTTCTATTGTAGATAAATCCATTATCCTTCTCCTCTTTTCTGTATGGATAGATATTTGATCATTATCAGACTATAATCTGTATATTATAAATTTACTCTATCATAATCTAGTAAATAATGTAATATTATTTTTACCATCTATCCATCAAGGTATCTATTAAGTCATAAAGCCCCTTATAACAGGACATAAAATCTTCCAGTTCTTGAATCATGATTCTTTGTTTTTCCGTCATATCCATACCTTCCTACTGCAATTTTTCCAAAATATCAAATATGCTTTCCTGTCCAGGTACTTCATTTTTATTTGCAGATTTTTTTACGCTATTTGGGGGTTCTATCATCGGCTGTGTTTTTCTCACATTTACTTTATTTCTGGTAGACTGCTTAATTTTAGATGGATCTACATGAAATTCAGATACTGCCTCAAACTGAAATCCCGTCACAGTTCTACCTCTCTTGATATTTGTGTATGTGATCACAACGCCACAATTCTCTTCGATTTCTCTAATTGCTTTATCCAACACATATCTTTTAATATCGCTTAAACGTTCAAATTTCTTCTGAGTGCCGGTAACTTCTCGTATCTCCTGCAAACTTAATTGAAAAGCTATTGTCTGAGTTAATCCTGGCTTCTGACTGTTCATCTCTCGTTGCATAAGATGCCAAATTGCCATGCTGTAAGGACTTTTCATTTTTAAGAAATCTGCCAGTAATGGCTGTGTAAAGCTCCCCTTTATCATGAGAAAATAATCGGTCATTCGCTTATTTAAAGCAAAAACGATATTAGCATTGTCCATATAGCATTCCGCGAATAACGGATAATTCTTGAATTTAACAGTGCTGCTTTCCGGTTTGATTTTTATAAACCCCTTAGAAAGTTCATCCGCAATTGACTCTCCCTCTCTGTAAACATTACTGGGGTCCACATCCATCAATGCGGCAAAATCCCTAACAGAAAGAGAATACTCATAAAATTCTGTATCCGTTACTCTGCACTGGCCAATTGCTACATATAGAAGTTTCCTTGCCTTTAGGCTTATATTTTCCAACCCACAGGCTGTTATAAATTGATTTGATGTAACAGTCCGGACAGATTCACGAGTGTCTATCTCTCGTTTTTTCAATTCATTATTTTCATCCGTGCTCCAGATATGCTCTGCTAAATCCATATAAAATCCCCCATACAAATGATGAATAAATCATATCATTTAAAACGATAAAGTTCAAGTAAAAATTCTCGTTTTAAACTGTGTTTTTCTCGTTTTTAAAATTATGGCTTTCTCTCTGCAAACTGTATAAATCTCGTTTTTAAACTGTATATTTCTCGTTTATTACTGTATATTTCTCGTTTTTATGTCTCAAAAATCCAGTAAAATCAAGGGTTTCAAGGCCCCCTAAACGTTAAACGATATAAACGTATATAATATATACACGTATGAAAACGCATCTTCTATTTCAGATTAAAATAAAACCCCAGTCAAACTGACCGAGGCTTCATCGAATTTATTTACTGCTATTATTCATACAATCTTCTTTATGTCTTTTCAAAAATCTGAAATAAGTACTGCGACTAATCTGCATAGTTTCCATGATGTTCTCCATGGAGATTCCCGCTCTGACAAGGTTACTGAACATCTTATACTTTTCTTTCTGTTTATCATTGTTCTTCTTCCTGCCGGCTCTAAACGGATTCTTCAAATTTTCCGAACGTTCCTGAAACTTTTTATTCTCGTCTTCCAGTTTCCAGATTTTCCGCTGTGACTTTGAAAGTTCTTTCTCGTGCTTATCACGCATTTCAGACATAGACTTGTACGCTTCTATTGTTTCTTTATGCCGTTCCTCAACACTGTATTTCAAGTCCTCAACCTTTTGCTGAAGGACTTCATTGCTTTCTTGAAGCTGTTTATTCGCAAATTTTAACCGTCTACAATCACTATGAGCAACTTCAAGTTCATGGGTTAACGTCTTGTAGTGCCATGAATCTTTGTAAGCGTCGCTTCGTATGTCTTGAGCGTATGCCATGTTTTCAATGGCAGAATCCCTCTCTAAATTCAGCAGCTTGATTTCTTCATTTGCTTTCCGGTTCTTTTCCTGGCTATTTGAAAGCTGGCTCTTTAATGTTTCTACTTGATTCTTTAAATACTTCATGCAGGCCTGATCAGCTTCATAATATCTTGATTTGAGATAGGCTTCATCAGTTGCATCATTTAATTTCTCAACCATCTGTTGTAGCCGCTGAATCTGCGCTCTGGCTTCTTTCAGTTCCTGAAGAAGTTGCTTATTTTGTTCTTGTAATGCTTCTCGTGTCATACTGCCAGCTCCTTTCTTCTGATATTTTTATTATAAATCTTTATAAATATAGTTTCAATAATTATTTTTGAGATTTTGTCATATTGATGAACCTGATCTAACAAATAGTGAGGGCAGATATACTTTCATCATTCAAACTTCAAACCACATTCCCAAAACGGGAATCACTTCTCATATCCACGTAGAAACGCCGTATTTGCCCTTAAAATCAATTTTTATACCATGTTGGCATATTTTATCACTGAATGATGCAAAATGGAAATTTGAGTCGTTTTAGAGTGATACAGATGCCCTTTTTATTTTTCCGCGGGAAATTTGAGACATAGGTGTAAGAGGGGCCTTTTTGTTTCTCGGAAAAAATTGCGCGGGTTATTCGGCGGGCCCCCCTCTTTCTGTACAGACCCCCAGGGCATGTTTTATTCGGACATAAAGAAAGGATTTCCACGCATGAAACAGTATGGAAACCCTTATAATCATTAAGGTCTAGCTATATATCTATTAAAAGATAGATTAAACAATCAATACATATATCTATTTCTTTTTCAACCGTGCATCCTTATCAATATCTGCCAACTCATGTTCTAAATTTCTGTGATAATCTTCTTGTTCTTCTGGCGTAATTGGTGCAACCTGATCAATCCAATGCTGAATAGCATATAATGCCAGGTCTTCAGACTTAATGTTCTTTGTTGCAATATATGCTTTCCATTCGGCTAGCTTCTGTTTTTCTACCCATGTTGTGAATGTCTTATGTGTTTCTTTCTTTGGTTTCTTTTTCTGCTTTGGCTGAGGTACTGTGCTGGTAGCTGAGAGGACTTGTTTCATTTTAGATTCTGTATTCTGCTCTGGAATATGCGCACGATTCTCACGATCTGATTGTAACTTCGCCTGCAACGCATTCTTATTTATCGCCATGTTCATCCTCCAAGAATTCGTCTACGAAATTGTTATAGTCTTCTGCAATGCTGCTGTTCTGAGAATAGATATCTTCCTGCATAACCTGAGACTCATCCATCACGATAGATTGTCGTATAGTCGTCTTATAAAGCTTGGTCCCGAGTTGTTCTGCAGACTGCTGCACCTCATCTAATAATAACCGGTTGAGAACAGTTCGCTTATTAAAACGAGTCAGCAACACTCCATTAATTTTAAGGGTTGGGTTTCTGTCTTCTCTGATTTCGTCGATAAATCGTGAAAGCTGGTTCATACCCTTGAGGGAGAATCTACTTGCTGTAAGGGGAATGATTACGCCATCGGCAGCAGCTAACGCATTGGCCAATAAGATTCCAAGACTTGGAGCAGTATCTATAATGCAGTAGTCATAGCGGTCCTGTATAGTTCCCAGAGTTTTCTTGAGCATGGTTTCTCTACCGATTTGCACGAATTCGGAATCTGCTTTGGTGAATAATAGATCGCCTAACAATAGGTCAACCCCTAATCGAATATTTACAATTGCATCCTGGATGGTGGCCTGTCCATGGAATACATTGTACAGTGTAGCGGATGCATTCTCCGTATCAACTCCGCAGTAATCACATAAGTTGCACTGTGCGTCCAGATCTGCCAGCAATACTTTATAGCCTCGGTTTGCCAAGCCGATACCCAGAGCGTGAGTCGTGGAAGTCTTCGCACATCCGCCCTTTTGGTTTGCCAATACAATAGTTTTCATCATTTTGCCCTCCTATTTTCTGATACATATCTTACACGGATTTGTGGTATGTGGCAAGATATATTAATCTATAAAAATATCTATTTATACATAGATATAACGGTCTAGCTTTAGATAGATACCTGTAATATTAAAGGAAAAGCGGTATACAGAATCATCCATATACCGCCCGATATTTTAATCTAAATCATCTGAATAGTACTCAATCAATCGTTCTTCCTCTTCCTTGAGGAGATCTTTCAGATCATCTTTAAAATCTGCTTCCAGTTCTTCTTTTTCCTCTTTCCACTGATCATCAATTTCCTGCTGGTCAATGTCCGGATTGTCGGCAAACTTTTCAGTGAACTTCTCATATTTTTCTGCTAAGTCCTCTTCTTCGAATTTACGCCACTGTTCCTGTTCGAATTCCTCCAGATCTTTCTCAATTTTTGCCTGCATTTCCTGCTCAGTCATAACGTGCCCTCCTTTGAATTTATATATAAATATTATAACATACAACAATATGTAGCACCATGGCGCCTTGAATTAATTTCCCTGCTCAATTACCGGAATAATACCTTTTTCTTTCAGCTTATTATAAAGAAAGAGGCGGCCTTTCATGGTCCACTTAGTAAGAAGTTTTACGTCTGGAGTTCCATCAGATCTGATAATATCAGTAACTTCAGATTGAGTATATCCGAGACAATGGTAGTCACTGTATAAAAGCCATTGCTCACTCTGTTTATACTGAATTCCCAGTTCATGAAGAATTCTGTTCATCTTCTTACCTGACATCCCATAATCTTTGGCAATCTGGGTGATGGTTACAAGTCCCGGATTCTTCAAGATTTCATCGTAGTAATCGGCTTTTGGCTTGAGTTCTCCAATAATCTGGTCTTTCACTCTGATTTCCGCTTCGGCTTCTTTACGTCTTGTCTGTTCATCTTTCAGCTTAGTTGCCAGTTGAATTAAGAAGTCCGGAGAAGCAAGTGCTTTCTCAATAGTCTGTTCAGTCATATATGCTCCATATTGGTGAATAGATGGAATAACTTCGTCAAATACCCACTTCTCGAATTTTTCTGCCGACGGGAGTTTACTGCGAACGGTAAGGCGGTATATATCACCCTCTGGGATAACTTTTAATTCCTGCTCTCCTCCATCGGTAAGGTATCGGTGTTTTACCGACCCCTTACAATGTGCCGTAACTGCGTCTGCTGGTCTTTTATATCCCAGTGCTCTCGCTACATCATTCGCCACAAAATACGGTTTACCGTCAATTTCTGTTGTTCGGATATCCCCAAACTCTTTTGAATTAAAAACCTGTAATTCGTTCATGTATCTCCTTTATTAAGGGACGGAATTATCTTCCGCCCTTTCTTTTTTATGCTCTTTTTACGCATTTCTCTGGTTGACTGTTTCTTTCTGTCCCTTAATTATTAAGTAATTTGATAAGCTGAGTATTCTTCTAATATCCTCACCATTATTTAAGCTTAAAATATTCCATATCAGAAAAAATCTGCCTCTGTCTTCTTCGGACATTTTCTGCAACGTCGATTCTCTGCTTCCTTCCAGAAGAATTTTCGCTACTTCATATGTTCTCTGTAAGAAATATCTATTCTTGTTCTCTTTAATAACTTCTGCAATAGCTTCTCTACAAGGAACCTGAGTCAAGTCACACCTTTTCATTATGTTCTCCCTCCTGTTCACCCTCCTGTTCACCCTCTTCTTTCGGTGGCTGCAGTTCGTACATGGCTCGTACGACATTTTGAACATTTTCCAAGCACCCAAAGTCATAAAATTTCAATGTGAAGGTGATGATGTCCAATTGTGCTCTCAGCAGTTCACGTTGATCAAGAACATACTGCCAGTCCTCTTCAAAAGCCTTTGCGTCATTTCTGGCTTTCAGCAGTTCTTCTTTGAGCTTTTTAATCTCGGCGTCCTGATCTGCAATTATTTCGGATGCGAGCGTCGGTGCTTCATCCTCACAAGAAGAATCTCGCTGTTCATCTACCGGAAGTTCTTCATAATCTTCCGGATTAAATTCATTATCTTTCTGATCTGCTTCATACTGTGCAGTTTCAAGGCGGTCAATGAGCTCTCCCAGGCATTCAACAGTCAGTCTCTCGCGCTTCTGATTAAGTAATCTCTGGATTCTGCCAGCGTGTTTCGCCATTAATTCCGCTTTATGCTGTTTCATTGCCTGTTCTTTGTCTTTGGAATTTCCGATATATTCCTGTTCAAACTGCTGCATACGCTCCGGAAGCAGTGTCCGATAGTACATTTCCCACTGCAACTTTTCATATTTTTTCAGTTCCTCGTTGATTTTAGCATCGTAAATTTTGGCAAATTCCATGTTTCTTAGCCCTCCATTTTCTTTTTCTTTAAAAGTTTGTTATCATCAAACCAATTCATAGGATTACCGCTGAATTGTGTTTTCGGCTGCATGATAGTACTGTGGTTGATATTGCGGATTACTCCCTGCTTGGTTGTAATTGCAAATGTATTTATCACTTTTTTATCCTGCATTTTCACATCTCCTCATCAATATCCGAACAGAATCCAGTCCATCAGCATCCAGATTGGCATTGAAATAATGATTGCAAGGACCAATAACTGCAATGCCTGGATAACTTTTCGTTTGATGGTTCTTTTAAGTGTTGTTTTGAAACGGTGCTGCCACTGATCATAAGTCATTAATGTGTGGTGTTTCATGTCAATTCTCCTTGTTATGGAGGGGACAGGTATGGTATAATTCCTACAACCCCTCGATTTTGCGTGATTGTCGGGTTACTTGCCCCTATCAGAGGACCAGTCTGGTAAGGGCTTTCTTATTAAATAGGTTCTATCTGCGACTTGCCGAAGAAACTTGCTTTATATTCAGCTCCGTCTCCCCGGCTTCCCCAGATCAGGACGGCACCAAATAGTGCTTTGCTTCCGTGAATCACTTTGTAGCCGGCTTCTTTCCATTTAGCAAAGGTATTAACCTGCTCGGTGACTCCTGCTGCCTGTTTTGCAGTTTCGATTCTCTTTGCATTGATTTCTTCTGCCTTAGCAGATAACCAAGCTCTATGAAGTGCTTCAGCAAAATTGATGCCTTTTGTCTTGCGGTAAATCTTCCAGGCTTTCAACATAATCTTTGATAAATTGTATTTCTTCATTTATATGCTCCTTTCTGAATCAGTCCCGGCAGGTCTTAAACCAATCTCGATAACTCTGTATCTTTGCTTACCCTTGCCCGATGTTATGTGAGTGTCTCTGGTACATCTTACGATCACTTCATTTTCACTCTTCACTTGATTCTGTTTTATCTTGTTCCCTTGAACTGATTATATTGTACTATGGGCACATAGAAATGTCTATTGACGTTATATACAAAATATATGTACCCATAGACACACTTTTTTGTGTATTTTTCTATGGACACATATATTTACATATGATATACTTTTAAGTAAGGTGGGGAAAGTGTCTTTTATTATCACACTGCCTTTTATTACAGTGAAAGAGGGGGCATATATGTCAGAAGAAAAGAAAAGTCGATATACGGAGGCTCAAGCAAAAGCCGCGAAAAAATATTTAAAGGAATCTGTTGAGGATATTCGTATCAGAGTGCCAAAAGGGCAAAAAGATGTTATCAGGGCAGCAGCAGAAGAAGCAAAACAATCATTAAATAGCTATGTTAGAAATTCAGTAAATAAAAATATGTATACGGAAGAAATGGAGTTAAATCTGAATAAGCCAGCAAACTGGAACTTAGATTTGCAAGAAGAATTAGAAAAATATCTTAGAGAACCTAAGCATATTATAAGTCAGCTCTCCAAGATTGCTGATTCACGAGGAAAATATAGCATCGGTCTGCGTTTTAAAGAGGAATCCGTAGAAGATCAAAGAAAGATAGCTCGAGAGGAGATTGAAGAGATTCTTAATAAATATGGCATTAAGATAAAAGAAGAGGATTGAAACACTGTTCTATATGTGATATAATAAATGCAATCGAATATCATTATGCTTTTTCTATTTTCATTCAAAGGAGTTACCTATGCCGAAGGTAGCTCCTTTTTGAATGTATTTTCTGAAGAATCCCTAACAGAGTAATTGACAGATAATAATATAAATTGTGGTTCAACTCAAAAGAATCAAAACTTTAAAGTATTGACACCAAAAACCAACAGATGTAAAATCAAGGCATAAAACGGTGTCATAACTTAGTGTCACTAACGAAAGGGGAAAATAGCAATGATATTCGGATATTGTCGTGTATCGACAAAAGGGCAGGCTAAAGACGGTAATAGTTTGCAAGCTCAAGAACAGGAAATACTCTCAAGGTATAATGATGCTCAGATTTATAAAGAAGCATATACCGGAACCACTACGGATAGACCAGTATTTAATGATGTAATCCAGAAAATGAAAGAAAAAGATATGCTGGTGGTGAATAAGCTGGACAGGTTAGCACGAAACACAGAGGAAGGAATCAAGATAGTAAAGGATTTATTTCAAAAGAAATGCTCTGTCCATGTTCTTAATGTCGGATTACTGGAAGATACAGCTATGGGACAATTTTTCATAACCACTCTCTTAGCAGTCGCAGAACTTGAACGAAACCAGATTATTGAACGCTGTCAAGCTGGTAAGGCAATTGCCAGACAAAACCCAGATTTTGTAGAGGGTAGACCAAAGAAATATAATCAAAAACAGCTAGACCATGCGCTAGACCTATTGTTAGACCATTCATACAAAGAGGTGGTACAGATGACAGGAATCAGTAAATCAACGCTGATCAGGTCAATGAGAAATAAGAAATGTGACTAACGAAAACGCGCTAAAACATCCTAAAACATTCTAAAATAGCGTAATTGGACTTGATATACGGGTATAAAGATGGTATATTAAAGATACAAAAGGGAAAGCCAGCACACAGCGACCTACCCTAATAATTTAATAAGCTGTTTTATCAACAGCCGTTCACTATTGCAGTAGTGGGCGGCTATTTTCTTTTCCCGAAGATCGTATAGCACAATCCTACGAGACCGACAATGAAGATACCTGTCTGAATTAATTCAGAATATGTAATCATTGGCATCCCTCCTTTCTTTCGTCTGGAGGGTTACCCCTCCGAAGAGGGCAGGCCGCCTTTTGTGTGTTCTGACTTTCCTTATTGTGATTGTATCACAATCCTATAGTAATCAGCAACTTAATTATGATGTTAATCCATTCGGGAAATATAAAATATTATGACCTGCGGATGGAATCTCCTTGATGTATTCATCCGGATTTTTGCCTGCTGCACGAAGCTCGTTCTTCATCTGCTCAGCTCTTGCGACAAGCTCCTCACGAGATTCTCCAGTAATTTCTTGAAGCTCGTCCAGTGTGAAATACTCTCTTTCATTGGTTTCTTTTCCAAGACACATCCGGACGCCATTATAAGCAGCTCGAACAGAGAATCCACGCTTTAATCCATTCTCAATCATCTCCTGCAGAAATTCCTTAGTTACACCATATTTTGAATATGTAGCGTATAAATTATTTACTGCATCATTTACTGTCATTTGCGTCACCTGTTCCTTTCTGAGATTCCACATTGGCAGCAGGTACGATTTCGTCCACTGATGGAACCAGTTCTGTGCCATATAGTGTTTTTTTGATTCCCAAGCCGATTTTGGCATAATCCCCGATCTGAACAGGTGCGTCCGAGAATGTTTTGACCTGTGCCGGCGTTTCATTGAATTCAACCTCAAGTGTTTTCATTGTGTACGGTTTCTTAGTGCTTTTTGAGATTCCTGTATATGTGGCGATTCCGATTATTTTATATAAATTATTATTCTCCATTGTGTTTATCTCCTTTTCTTTATCTATTTTTTTGATTTTTCTAACCGTTAGAAATGCCGTAGGCGGCAGCAGTTGTCAATATTGCTGATCTGAGTTGAGAAGCAATCCTCCGAATTCCTCTTTAATCTGCTCCAGACTTTCTTTTGGTTTATTTGTATATGCAATTTCTGTATCAATCGGAGAATTTTCTGAATATTTTTGCCAGTTTTTTGTCAGCCAGATATATGTAGTAGGATGAATTTTCCCAGACATACCAGCTTGTTCAAGAAAAGCATATATCAATTGTTTGACTTGCCGTACGGATTCTTTTCTGCGTTCAGACACTCCAAAGGTTCCTTTTTCCCAGTCATTCAACGTTTGTCTGGTTATTCCGAGTCCAGCGCATAAAGTTTCGATACCTGGTCTCATTTTCTTACGCTTGCAGAAATCTATAATTTGGGAAACTCTCTGTTCAAATTCTTCATCTTGCTCTGGTTTACATGATATTTTCCCGAGTGCTGCCAGTTCCTGAAGAGAATTTATAGAAGTTTCCACAAATTCATCTGGTAAACGGTCAATTTCAGCATTTGGATAATTATTTTTCGGCATTATAATCGCCTCCTCTCGTTACTTTTTCGGATGTCAAGTTTATGCATTGTAGTTATAAATTCATTCGTCATTTGTGACGAATGCAGGGCGTTATAAAACAGGTTTCTCCATTTCCGGAAGCTCCAGAGCTGTTCTGTGTTTGGCTGCAATCTGCTGTGCTGTCTGAGTTGGAGCATTAATTCCAGAATCTGAAGATGTAGTTATCTTAAATTCGTTTGTATTGAGGTAACCATGATTATTCGCCACGTCGTTCAAATAGACAACAGGCGGAATCTTGAAACGAAAAGCAAGCTGTTTCTTTGCTGAGAGTATGCTTTCTTTGATGTAATCAATCAATTCCTTCCAGGTATTATTCCGTTTGGCGTAGTTAAGGACCGTCTGTTTAGTTACGCCGATGAACAAACACCACCCCTCTATATCTGGAATCAGCTTCTCGTCATTTTGGCGATTGGCTTCTGTGATATATTCAAAATACATCTGGGTTGCAGAAACAAAACTTTCGATTCCCTGCGGATCATCTGCATAATCTGGAATTCGGCCAGCTTTTCTGACATTTAATTGTTCAATGGCTACGCCTAATATGGCCGATAAATCAGGCATATCACCGAGTTCTTCATTGTCTTTGCAGTATTTTTTGGAATATGCACCTGCGATGCGAACGCCATGCTCATCTCGCTTTCGGATTAATTCGTTTGACATATAACTCACCTACCTTTTTTAGTATCAATTAATCGTTTGTTACAGTTGTCTTTCTTATTGGTGGTATTTGCTTTAATCGTCCGTCTGCAGAACGACATCCAATGATCCAGTGCGTGCTTGCTGGATGGTGGTGACGGGCGGTTATTTCTTCTCGGCATCGGTGTTACCTCCTTTCGATTTTTTATTTATCTCAGAACAAATCAGTAAAATCATCTGCTCTGCGAATTCACTACAATCTGAATTTTTATATTTATTTCTAAAAGCGGTAGATTCCTGAATAAGCGATTGCCATGCAGCGTCATTTGATTCTGCGGTTCCGTAATATCTTTGATGTATCCGGCAGGCATCGCCCCAGATGCTCCAATATGTACTCTGTTTAAATGAGGTCATCTTGTCTCCTTTCTAAGTTGTGAGTCCTGACAAGGAAAAAGCCTGCTGTTTTTCTCTGTCAGGTCAGTATTGCTTACTCCTTACTTCTCCCATGTCATTGACAAACCGGATAAGTGAGTGAATAAACGTCAAACCCTCTGTTTATGCGGTTCTAGCTTACTCCGCATGGTGAGTGAATAAGTAACTCCACTTTCTCTTTACTCACTCACATTGATGAGTAAGTGGAACCCTTATAAATAAAGGATTTCAAGCTTACTCACTCATTTAAAATTTTCCTCTATGAACGCTGGTCGAGTAAGTAGCTGTAAAATACTTTGTTTCCGCCAAAACCTTCGGACTTCACATTCATTACATTATCCTTCCGTAACTTCGTTTTAGCTCTTGTCAGGCTTGAACGACTAATTCCTGCAGCTTGTGCCGCTTCATCAAGTTCTGATGTTGGTTTTTTGCCGCCTCTCAGGAAATCCTTGATAAATTGTTCAGCGTCCTGTCGTTGCGGTGCCTGTCTGCCTTCGAAGTCCTGCTCCCGAACAAAGTCTGCGTCTCGGCGGTCTGTATATTCTTCCAGGTGTGCGCCAGAATCATCTATGCTGAACAAAGCTGTCTGCGCTAATTCTCCGTAGTTTGATTTTTCCTGCGACATATAGCGCAAATTGCTCCCTGACACGTTCCCGACGACTAACGCCGATCTCGCAATATCCCAAATATCCGAACTATCCGATATTCTTTTTCGCCCGAACGCTCCAGTGCGCTTATTGGTGTGAACGACGATCAAAGACGTTGTCCCATACTGTTCACCAATGCCGATTAAGTGGTTTAAACAAGATCTCATCTCGTTTCTCTTTGCCATATTCGCGCCATCCGGAATAAATGATTGTACCGGATCAAAGATTACAAGAGCCGGCTGTACTTGCTCTATTAAATCGCGCAATAACTGTGAATTAAATTTAATTTCTGAAAACTTTTCATTTTTTAGATTAACAGAAAATATATTACTGAGATTCGCCCCAGCTTTTCGTAATCTGGCTTTGAGCACATATTCAATGGAATCTTCAGAACTGAAGAAAAGTACCTTTTGTGGCTTTTTCTCAACAAATTCCTCTGGTGTCCGTTCAAAAAATACCTTCGTCCCAGAACTTATAGCAGCCGCTAAACTACACCAGATTGTAGTCTTTCCGGAGCCGCCGTCCCCCGCCATGATGCAAATTTGCCCTCTGGGTAAGTATTCTGGTACAAGCCATTCGATTTCTTTTTCTTCAACACTATCCAACGATAGCAGAAGCGAATCTTTTTTATTCTCAATCAATGCGATCACCCCACTTTCTTCTGTCCTTTTCTTTCTGGTAGTCTCAAATCCGCTGCAAATGTCTCAACGCCTACCAGTTTGTTTACCTTGACGATTGCCTTGTTTCTTTGATTGACTGCCATACACCAAACGTCAGACAGTGGTTCAACGCGTGGACTTACCAGTAGATTCTCACAAATACTAATGGTAGCTTTCAGGTTGTCCATTTCAGCGACCCATTTTTGTTTCCCAACTGCCTTCCGCAGTTGATCGGCTTCGCGTTGCCGCTTTAATTTTTCAAACTCAGCCCTGCTGATATCGCCATTTGTATCAATGTTGAGATTAAAATATCCGATTAAATATTGCGCAGCTTGCCAATTGTCAACGCCCAGTACAAGACTGGCAAACTTCAAAGAGTCGCCGCCTGTGGCAGAGCTAAAATCATAAAATCCACGGTTCCCGGGATAGATTTTGCAGGATGGTGTCTTTTCATCTTTATTAATTGGGCTGTGCGTGAAACCTTTAGAATTTACGGTAAATCCAAGGCACTCAGCTACTTGCTGACAGGTCAATGCTTGGTTAACTTGTTTAAAAATTTCACTCACTACATGCCTCCAAATTCTTCCGGTATAATTCATCGATTGCGATTCGGATTCTTTCTTTTCTTTCTGGCGTAAGATCTGTCTGAAGCCACCTGCAGAAACTAGACGCAGATATATGCATTTGAGCCGCTACTTCATATGATCTAAGCCGCTTCTGAACAATCTCCTGTCGAATATCCATATTTTTCACAAAAATCCCTCCTTTTTTAGTTTTTAGTAATAATGATTATTGACTTTTGGTTTCAAAAAAAATAGTTCCCGTTCCTGTTGCCCGAATCATAGCATAGACGCCTGGTATGTTTCAGTATAATTAGGTATGAACTTTATTTTTCTTCCAAAAGCTCCAATAAAGTGACTAAAACCATTTTTTTTGAAATAAAAAAAGACGACAAAAACACGCTTGCAGATATTTTTCAGAACTTTTATTTGTTCCTTTTCTTTCCGTCTGCTTACGGTTTTAGTCGTCTTCTTAGTTACATATATTAATTGTCTATCTGTATTCAATTGTCATTTATATTATAGCACAAAATTCTACATATTGCCAGTGCCAGGAAAATAAAAAAATAGAGCAGGACAAACATTGCTGCTTGCCTGCTCTTTTGAATTACCCTTCGAACAGTCCGTAGCCAGATCTGTTCCTGTATTGTCGGTCTTCCTCTTGGAGATATCCAATCAAGTGTCCGTCCGCATAGATTGCCATACCGTTAAGACTATTTCTGACTGCTTGTCCGAGATATTCATTGTTATTAAACACATTACTGCTGATTGCCATAACTTCTCTTTCAACAGTATCCATAAAGCTACTCATATCTATTTGATTTTGGCTGTCAAATCTTTGTTTTTGAGAAAAATAATTTTGAGGAATTAATTCAGCGGGAGGTGTTTGCATCCTTTTAATTTCATTGCTGATATCTTGAATTGTACTTTCCATCCGAGGAATCTTGGATTGTATACCAGCAATCATACCTTCAACAGTAAAACCACCAATCTCTGCCATAACACGTGATGGACTATTTATTTTGAGAAATGTGCGGAATTTATTTACAATATTCTCAGCAATTGCCTGAGCGTTCTTGTACAGATGCTGAGTTGCCGCCTCGACCATACCGTTATTCATTCCAATGATGGCGTTCCATCCAACACTGTGAAGAGAGCCAATGCTATTGTTAATTTTAGCTCGCAGTCCTTCGAACCACGTAAAAGCCCCATCAAAGCCAATGTCAAGCCCATTCTCGAACCCAGAACCGCAAAATTTCGCCAAGTTTTCAAACCACTTCGACGGAGAGTGAATGCCGAGAGAATCTTGAGCAGGAGTTTTCACATTATCGTCAATCATCTTATTTGTAGCATCTTTGACAGCTTGGGAATTTTCTTCCATTCCCTTTGTTATTCCGCTTGTCATATTCGTACCGGTAGTCTTTCCGATGCTCTCAGCCGAAGTCGTATCAATCTTATCCAGGACGCTTTTAAATGCTTCCTGTACCTTTACGCCGGTACTTGGGTCAATGCTTGTCAGTCCGGTGATGAACCATCCGTTTGCGTCTGCACCAAACGAGCTGTATTCTGGAAGAACTTCGGATATTCCTAATCTTAGTGGCTCTGTCAGGGTTGATGTGGCTTTTTCTTTGAGGGTCTTATCATAATCATCAATAGCCTTGCCAAATTGCACCATTTGACCATTTCCGAGATTGTAGAATCCGTTCTCATCTGGCTTTAATCCGTCCTGAATTGCCTGATAAATCGCAATAGCTTTTTCGCCGAGAATCTGTTTTCCATTTTCCCAGATGCCACCCATCTGATCTATTGCATTTGAGGACTCAACAATCAGATTTGCAAATGTGATCTGCTCTTCGGTAGACTGTAAAGTGTACAGCTTAGATATAATTGGATCCGGATTAATTGTGTTAATCGCTTCTGCAAAAGATTTTATCTGACCATCTGCGGTACCGGCACCTTCACTCGCATGAGCTACCAAGTTGTAGAATGACTGCAGATCACTGTTTGTATTATTGATTGATACAGCCAGCTCATCTGTCGACACACCTGCTTCAATCATGGCGTCTCTCATACTGGTAAATATTGTCGTTGTACTTGTCCCAGCAACAAAAGAATTAAGCTTCGTAGAAAGCGTATCGAACGTCTGGGATGTAATGATTCCTCTTTCATTAAGGTCTTTCAACGTAGCAGATAATTGACTTGCAGCTGAACTTGAATTATTCGACTGTTCTTCAAACTGCTGCTCTTTCCCCTTAGAATCAACAGTTTGTTCAGATGCAGCAATACCAAGTCCGGCTCCAATCACTGCTGCACCGCCAACCGTACCAAGAACAGCAGCAAGACCACTCGCCAAAGCTTCGCCGCTTTTTATTAGCCATTTCAGCCCTTTGAGAGCAACTCCTAAAGATGAGAAAGAGCTGGCAATACCTAATATTTTACCAGCTAAATCCGTACCGATTTTGACTGCGAAAATCACACCTAAGCCATATCCAATTTTTTCAAGAGTATCTGGATCCAGCGTGCTGAGTTTAGTCATCAACCAATCAAAGGCATCTGCCAATTTATTAATTATATCCGCGCTTAACTGCCCGAAGCCTGCTGCCAAATCTGGCAATACCTCAGCAAACTTACTTAATCCGTCCTTGATTGTGTCCCAGTGAATAGAACCGGCAAAGTCTTTGATACCTGTCCAAACTGTGCTTATTGTGTTTGTCAGGCCTTCCCAAAGCGCATTCCAGTCAATCTTATCGATAAAATCAAATATCTTGTCAGTAACGGCTTTAATGCCTTCTTGAATGTTATTGCTTACGGTCTTCCAATCAATTTTTTTGGCGAAATTTACAACACGTTCTTTTAGATTCTCAAAGCTCTGACTGATTCCGCTCCAGTCAATATCGATCACTCCAAACTTATCAAGGGCCAGTACAATGGCAGTTATTCCACCTGCTATTGTCAAAAGAGGATGTTTGGCCAATTGAGATATGAACTTACCAATGCCAGAATTCCCTATAATTCCAGAGATGCTTTTTAATCCTTTGAACATTAGTAAGGATGTGGCAATCTGCCCGATAGCGTATCCGACCTTCTGCGCAGTTTCGGGTTTTATTTTCTTTATCAATTCTGTTATCTTATCAATGCCACCCGGAAGCTTGTTCACTAATCCACTTGTTTTTTCCGACAAATCGTCGAAAAAGTTGAGGATACCGGTACCGACATTTTCGGCCAGTGGTTCCAGTGCATCCCAGAACTTTCTCAGAGATTTATTGATTTTTCCCCACTTTATCTTTGTCAGGAAGTTGTTGAAAGCATTTATCAGCCGAGGCAGTCCCTTTTTACCCAAGGTCCATTTCCCAAGTGGTTTTAGAAAATGTTCCCAAAAATCTTTCAGGGATGTCCAGGTAAAATTTCCGAACTGTTTCAAACCCTCATTCCATAATTTCTGCAATGCTTGAGTCGTTGGCTCGGCAGCAGTTTTTAAAGCTTCAAAAGCGCTCTGCACTTTATTAGCGAACGCCATGGCCTTATTTTCCATGGAATTGTAGGCGGCATCCCACTGTTTTTGATATTCTCCAAGTAAACTGTTTAATTTATCATTTAAAATGCTTGAGTCTAATGCAGATGTATCTACAGCTGGTACTTTAAGTTTCGTTGAGCCAAGACTTGTAGATGAATCATCGTTTTTGCTCATAACCTCCAATTCGTCATAGGACGCAAGGAACTGTTTTAACTTTTTGGCGTTTTTAGCAGCACTCTTTAAATTATCATCCGCATCAGCTGTTGTATCATTCAATCCGGATAAATCTGTATCATCTACAGCGTCCAGAGCATCCGAAAGCACATCTGAACCTTTAGTGATACCACCGTACATTTGCCCGATCTGCTTATTTGCTCCTGTCAGATTCCCAATTCCCATTAGGAGACGCTGAAAAGCAATCGCAAGTCCGTTGATATATGGCAATGCCTTTGCTACAATCGGAAGAAAGGTGTTTCCTAGCAATCGGGATATCATAGCCAAATTATTCTTGAATATACGCATTTGGTTTACTGGGAGCGAAATCGTCCGTGATAAATCCGTCCATGCTCCTTTTGAACTTTCCAGCATAACGATGGTCCTTAACAGAACCTTATCAGCCTGACTCATGTTGGAAACAGATGTTTGTATTCCAAGGTTTGCCGCTTCCTGCTGCAAGTTAGCTACTCGAATGTTGATTCCGTATTTATCGACAGCTCTACTCATGCCGGTCAAACCTGAAGTCAAATTATCATAAACTTTGCTAAAATCTTCATTTCGGAGAGATGCGAGGTCTGCCCCTAACATGGTCAATGCATCGGACAAATTGGCCGCCTGTTCAGAAGTTGTTCCCATGGAGGAAGATATTTGTGCAAATGTAGCTTGAGCATTCAAAAGTAGTGACGGGTCCATGCCGAGTGACTTGCCAGTTTTATTTGTCGACAAGATGCCAGTATCTGAAATATCGAATCCGGACATTTTAGAAGTTAGTTCGCGGGCTTTTTTACTAAAAGAGTTTGTGTATTCCTCAGCAGAATTGTAACCTGCTTCTGACCAGGTTTTAGTTGCGTTTTCTGCTACCTGATTAAATGCCTGATCAAAATAGTTGAAGTCTTCCAGCAATTCAGAGGATTTTTCAAACATATCTTTGAATCCTGAAAAAGAAATTTTTAGTGCAAGCATTTTTTCGATATTGGAAAGTAGCTTCGATAATCCCGAACTTCCTTTTTTTGCATTACTTTCAATGCTCGAAAGATTTTTTGAAAAATTTTTAACCTGTGGCATAGCCCTCTGCGAGGAATTACCCACATTTTTAATGTTTGCAAGGAAATTAGAGAGATT